GGAAGACCTGTAACTCTCGGCGTTGGTTCTTATTGTGTCAACCTTAACGCAGCAGCAGAAATACATATTAACAATATGAATGCGTTAGAGGGTTGGGGATGTTTTGGAAACAATTACATCAACGGTCTTTATGTCAGTAACTCGGTTCTTAACCGCATTGAGGCTCACAGTTCTGCCCATAACATATTTGTAAATAATTGCACGTTGCATCAAATTGGGATCCTATATGGTTGGGGTGGTGGCATTATCTCGGCATCTAATTGTCACTTTATTGAGTGTTCCGCTGTATCCACCCGCAGCGATTATGGAGGAACGTTCTTTGGAACTATATCAGTGAGTGATTGTTTTTTCACTAATAACAGTATCAATAACTTAACTCTTATTACGTTACGGTTAGGAGCTTCAACAACCGTGTATGCTCCACGGTCTATTGAAGTTGATAATGTGACGCGGTTAGGTCGGGCAAGTGGTAATGGAGGCGAAATTATTGGTGTGGATCTACAGGTTATAGACGCCGCAACACAGGTTGTTGTTGCTCCACACCTTATATCTACTACGAATGTTAAATGTGCCTTTCGGCAGTGGCGGTATGGTATCAGATTTGATGGTATGAATATGGAAGGCTCACCAGTAACCTTTAACACACGTATCATAGTAGATGGTGTCCAGCCTGATACTGCTGCTTCAAGTGTCGCTGGTGGTGATTTAACATCAGGTATTCTTGATTTACCAGCGCTCCGAACTCCAACCAATCCAGTCAGACCCACAATAGTAATCTCCAATTCAAACCAAATTGGCCTTAAATGCATGAGTAAGGACTATGTGAATATTTTATTCTACAACACTGGCATCAACGCTGTTCGTGTGGATGATACTTTATCAGACAAGCCGTCTGTCTTTATCAATGCCTGTCGTTTTGCCGTTCTCCCAACCTCATCAACTGGGGAGGTAATTGGTGCAACTAACGGTGGAACGGCTGACCAAACCGTTATAAACAACTGTGAGATTGCAGCAGCCGCTTTCGACTTCACACAAGTCGCAGCAATGAGTGGCAACACCATTCGCACAGGAGCAACACAACCCACACTGCCAGCAGGAGCAACCGCTGCGACCGCTTTTACTGGTTGGCAAAAAGCTGGAGTCTTCTCTTAATGGTACATTATGGTATATAGAATAAAAATAATAATAAGGAGTACAATACATGAGTAATCTATGGGACGGCGTAGAACGTCGTGGAACAGAATCTAATCTATTACTGTTATTAGAAGAACGATTAACAAAACAAGATCAAATGTTACATGACCTACATGATATGATTAAAACCCATATTAAAGATGAAGCTGATTTAACCCCTGTTGTTACAGAGTTAGTTGATGCTTGGAAAGCAGCAGGTTTTTTAGTTAATATAATTAAGTGGATTGGTATTGTTGCTAGTGCTATATCAGCTGCATTTTTTTTAATAAAAGGAACTAAATCATGAGTACTTCTGGATCAACTGATTATTCAACAACAAGACTTGATATTATCAATAGAGCATTAAGTCTACTAGGTGTTGTTCCCCAAGGTGGTACTCCTACTACTTATGATCTGTCTGATGCTAATCTAGCTTTAAATGGTTTAGTTAAATCTTGGATGGCTGATGGATTACAACTGTGGGCAATTACCTCTTATAACATTCCTTTAACTAATGGTGTTAATAAGTATAGAATAGGACTTAATCAAACTATTAATATATCAAAACCCTTAAAAATCCAACAAGCCTATAATAGAAACACAACATCTTTTGTTGATATTCCTATGCGAATCCTGACCAGACAAGAGTATAATATGCTTGGTAATAAATCTGTATCTGGTAATCCAATACAGATTTATTATGATCCACAAAGAGTATATGGTGACTTATATGTTTTCCCTACTCCTACTACTGTGGAAGCATCTAATAATATAGTTGTTATTCACTATCAAAGACCCTTTGAAGATTTTGATGCTGATATTGATGAACCTGACTTTCCACAAGAATGGTTTGATGCTATATGTTATGGTCTTGCTTGTAGGTTAGCTCCTTCTTATGGTATTCCACTAGCAGATAGAAAACAACTCTGGAATGAGATGACTATCATCAAACAGGATGCAATGAACTTTGGTTTAGAGGAAGGTTCGATGTTTTTTCAGCCTGACTTTCGTAATTGGTAATTAAATAATGCAACCAGATTCTTCTCAAATTTTAGGTTTAGATCAAATTGCTGATGTAGTTAATCGAGCTAAACTAGGAAGTCAAAAAAGAAAAAATGAAATGATTAGATTGGGCACAAGTGACCCAACATCATTTCAGATGAATTTTAAAGAACAACTAAAGGAACAACAAGGACCACAGGATTCTTTATGGGCTGGAAATCAACTAGCTGGAAATCAAAATCCTGATCAAGAAACACAAGATTATGTAGGTAATGCTTTATCTAAAGCAGGAGGTAAATATTATTATTATGGAGATACAGATTATTCTGATCCTAATAATATTATTACTGCTTTGCAGAACAAAGGATGGAAAGCTCCTAAAGGTAATATTGATCCTACATTGTATAATCTTTTAGATTTAAAAACTCCTCTTACATCATACAAAGGTCAGAATTATTATCAAGGTGATGTTGATCCTAGTAGTGCTCAATGGGGTACTACAGGATATAATACACAAGATCTAGGTGATGGTACTTATAATATTTTAGACTCTAGTGGCTCTTCTATAGGTAAGGGTTATAAAGGTTTAGATGATGCTATAAAAGAATTAGCTGCTCAACAAGAACAAAGTAAAAATCCATATGCGTCAACAATGCCGGCTTTTCATGATGATTACACTGGTCAGTATTATCCAAAAGTTCCTAACCCAACACAATATACTAACAGTTCTCCCTACTCTGCTGGTGATCTAGATAAGTGGGAAGTATTAGGACAAGTACTTAACGGTAAACCAATTCCTTATGATCCAACAAAAAACAGATCTTCCTGGGCAATGTCTGGTGATAACTTAAATCAAAGTATTACAGGATTACAAAGTTTATTTGGTTCAACACCACTAATATATAACAATAAAGTTATGGGTTATAAAATGGACCCAACACCAGCTTCAAAGGATATGTTAGGTTATGTTGATCCTTATACTGTACTAAGAATTGATGCAAAAGGGAGCACACGATCTAGTTATGGATTACAAAGACAGTATAATGATCCTGATACATGGAATCAATTAACTAAATTAATTGATGAAAACAGTCTTTATACACCAGTAGAAAATGCTGAAAAACTACCTGGATGGACTAATGTAGATAACTCACAGTATCGTCATCAAAGTAGTGGTTTGTTTCCAAAAATACTTCAAGGTTTAGGAACTGCTTTAAGTTTTACTCCTTTAGCTCCGCTGGGTTTAGCTATGAGTACTCTAGGTTCATTAACTTCTGGTAATCATTTAGGTGGTATACTTGGTGCAGTAACTGGTGGTTTAGGTCAAGCTGGTGCCTTTGATAGTTTAGGTAAATCTCTAGGTGGTGCATTAGGTACTAGTGGTAACATAGGTTCATCTATAGTACGTGGTGGTATTGGTACATTATCTGGATTAGCACAGGGTGCTGGTGCTAAGGATGCTTTATTAGGTGGTGTTGGTGCTGGATTGGGACCATTAGCAGGAAATTATATATCTTCAAACTTAGGAGATACTTTAGGTAAGACTGGTGCTAATATGATTGGTAGTGGTGCTAGTGGTGCTTTACAGAGTCTGTTTAAGAATCAGAATATAGGTGAGGGAGCACTTAGTAGTAGCTTAGCTTCTGGTCTTGGTGATTTTCTTAGTACTATGACTAATAACACTGGTAGTAATTATGATTCTCGCAGAGCTAAATCCAATTCAGACTTAGCAAAAACATTAGTTAATTTGGTGAGACAACAAAGAAGGAATAGATAATGGCACAACGACGACAAGCACAAGGTAGTCTGGAGAAAATTAAATTACCATTATTTGGTGCTTTTTCTAATAGATGTGAATGTCCAGATAAGGATCAAAGATTTTTAAATTGTTATCCAGAATCAAGAAAAGTAGATCAAACTGATATTACTAAAACATGGATAATTAAAAGACCTGGATTAGAAGCATATAAATCATTCTCCTCTGATACACCAAGGGGAATCCACTTCTTTAATGGTAAAATATATGCTGCTTATGGTAGTGATGTTTATGTAGATACTTTTAATAGTGTAGGTGCTCCTACTGCATTAGGTTTAACTATTACAACAACAAACACAACAATCGCTATGATTACAGGAAACTCAGCATCCACAGGGGATTATTTATTTATATGTGATGGTGTTGATGGTTGGGTTGTAAATACAGCAGGTACTGTTACTCCTATTATTGATGCAGATTTCCCATCCCCACATATAGCATCTCCTGTTTTCTTGGATGGTTATATTGTCTTAGCAAAAGGTTCTGATTTATTTAATTGTGTTGTTGATGATCCTACATCTTGGGATGCAACTAACTTTGTATCTGCTGAAAGTTTTCCAGATCCTATTACAGCACTAGCTAGACAGAACAACCAAATTATAGCATTTGGGGAGTATTCATCAGAATTCTTTTATAATGCAGCAAATGCATCAGGTTCTCCTTTTAATAGAAATGAAGGAGCACTATTGCAAATTGGTTGTGCTTCTGTAGATTCTGTTTGTCAACATGAAAGAAACTGTGCCTTTGTAGGTAAATCTGATTCAGGTGGATATGCTTACTGGTTGATTGATGGATTTCAACCTAGAAAAGTATCAGATGAATATTTAGATAAAATATTAGATCATGAAGATGATATAACAGCAATTAAAGGTTATAATCTCAGAATCTCTGGACATATGTTTTATCTTCTAAATTTACCTACTACTGATAGAACATTTGTATATGATCCAGACGAAAAGCTTTGGCATGAATGGAGTATGAATGGTGGTAGATTCTGTATTAATTATGCAACAGATGTGGGTAATGGTCATATGTATGGACAAGTTGATACAAGTATTTTAACTATGCCTAGAATAGGGATAGTTCCTGGTGATCTTCTTACTAATTGGGTAGTTTCTATAGAGCATAATACAGGTGTTGATGCTGTGACTGATACATCCATTTATGATATTAGAGTCCTATTCAGAACTAACAGAATAGATATGGATACTATGAATAGAAAGATACTACATAAACTTTCTTTGTTTATGGACCAAGTAGATACTGGTAGTACTCCTATTAAACTATATATGCATGATAATGATTATAGAGATTTTGTACCTATAGTTGGAACCTCTAGTATTGATCTATATTCTGATAGGGATATTCCACCATATGCAACTCGTTTAGGTCAATTTCGACGAAGATCTTTTGAGTTTGAGGATGTGAATACTAATCCACAAACAAGATATGAAGCTATGGAATTACATTATACTGAAGGGATTTCATAATGGCCGGTTTACCTCCACCACCAATTCAAGATAAACCAGGATCTTTTACATGGTTAGAATGGTATAGACAGTTAAGAAACTATATCTCAACATCAGGTTCTGTTCCTTGGTATATCATTAACTTTGCTGGTTCTAATATTACTGATCTTGCTATAAGACTTCATAATACATTACAGGGATTGCAAGGTGGTACTGCTGGTGAGATGTATCATTTAACAAACGATGAACACATAGCAGTAACAAACTCTGTTCAGAGTACATGGACTCCTACCTTTTCAAATCTAACAGTTGTTAATGGTACTGGTGCTGCTACATATGCTGGTAGATATTCACGGATAGGTAGAACTATCTTTTATACTGTTAAGATTTCTTGTTCAGGTACAGCAACAACAGAATCTACAGCAGGTACTACTTACTGTGACTTACCTGTTGCAGCTGCTCAAGACGATACAGTTACAACATCTAATAAAACTACATTACTTGGTATAGGTACAGGATTATTAGATTCTACAAATGATCGTTGTTATCCATCCTCATGGGTTGCAACTGGCGATACAATTATAATTTCTGGAAAATATGAGGTTTAAATATGGATGATTACGAAGATTATTATTTCGATGATACAGCCCAAGGGCAAGAAGGTGGTTTTGGTGGATATGGTGATGAACTATACAATGATCCAGAATTAGATCCTCAACTTATAGCAGGTCAAAATACAGATTACAACTATTTCTTTGATGATATTGCTCAAGGACAAGAAGGAGGTTTTCAAGGTTATGGAAATACCTTTGGACAAGATATGGGATATGGAACACAATTTCCTGATTACAACGAACGCACTTATCAGCAAATGACTTCTAACCCTATGCCACTACCTGCTGATGTACAAGGTAATTCTGCTTTCTCAGACGCATTAACTAAAGCATTAGGTGGATTAGGTGGTTTATTTACAGGTAAAGGTGGTAGTGCTATCTTAGGTGCTTTAGCTGAAGGTAGGCAGAATAAGAAATATGTTCAAGGTGTTAAAGATGTTGTTGGTCAGCAACAACAAACAATAGATCCTTTTGGATCTCAAAGACCATTTTATCAACAACAACTACAACAGTCTGTTGCTAATCCTTACTCATCTAAGATTGTTTCTGATCAGGTTGCAGCACTAAAATCAGCACAGGATAGAAAGAATGCTGCTGCTGGACGTAGAAGTAACAGTGCTGGTACTGATCCTGAACTATTAAGAGCTATGGCTGACATTGCTATGAAATATCAACAACAACTATATACACCAGCTGGTGCTAATATAAATCCAAATATGGCTGGACTAAGTGCATTACTTGGTGCTAACAAACAAAATACCAATGGTTATATAAGTCCTCTTCTGTCAGCATTGGGTTTTAATGTAGGTGGTAATGCTAATAGTGTAAATTCTGGTAGAGTGTAACATGACACCAATCTCTACAGGTTATCAACCTGAATTTGGTTTAGGTGCTTTATATCAAGGATTCAATGCAGCTAATGCTGATAAGTTAAATGAGGAAGAAATACTAAAAGCTTTTTTACAAAATCAAAAAGATAAAAGAGAAGCACCATTAAACCAAATAATGAAACAATGGGAAGCTAAACAAGCTGAAGGAAAGATGAATGATCCTGAATATTTAGCTAAAATGATAGAGGGTTATAAAGGGCAAATGAATTCTCAAACTGCTGCTGGTAATAGAGGTATGCAGACTTGGGAGTCTGATGCTGCTGCAACAAATGCAGATAATGCTAATAAAACTCAAAGAGCTAGTTTGCTTACACAGTTTATGAATGACCAGTTGGGACAAAACTATGAAGCACCAACACCCTTGGAAGGTACTAATGGTCAGATGGGTTTTAACTTTGGTTCTGCTAGTAATGCATTAAAGAATCCTAACCTAACAGAGCAGCAGAGACAATTAATTATGCAGGATGCTATGAAACGTGGTGAGAATCCATTACAGAACTTTAGTAAGGTTCAAGATGCTCTTGTTAATACACCTGAACATTTACAGAAAATGGAACAGCTTAATACTAAAGGTGATTATTCATTAGAAGGTATAAGACTACGTAATGAAGCTATGTTAGCTAAGTCACGTGCTTCTCAGATAGTTAAAGATCCTAAATATACAGATATTGTTGCTAAGGCTATATTGATTGATGCTGATCCAGACGCAACCCCTGAAGAAAAGGCTAAAGCTGCTAGAATAATTCAACTATATACAAGAATAGAAGTTGTTAAGCGTTCAGCAGGACAAGTTCCAGGACTTAATCTAGCAGGAACACAAGAGACTGGAAAGCCTGTAATGGGAACAACACCGGCTAGAGAGTTCATGGAGAATCCAGAAATGCTTACTGGTGATAGTACTAGACGTAAAGAAGCACAAGCACAACGGGGTGTAGCTACTGGACAAGTGAGTTCTGGTATTAAATTCAAAGTAGAAAGAACAGACTAATAAAGGAATACTATGGGTTATAAAATAACATTTGACTCTGGTGAGATTATCACCTTTGATCAACAACCAAATCAACAGGATATTGAAGAAGCTTATCAGCAGTTAAGTGCTAGTAGAAAACCTAAACCATCTTTAGTTAATCAGATACCAGGATTAGAGAACTCTGTTGCTCCTGTAAAACCAGATACTTCTTTATTCAGAAACATGAAACCTCAAGAGGGAACCACTGATGTTCTACAAAATATAGGAGAAAGCCTAGCTTCTCCTGTTGAAACTGGTACGTCTTTAGGTACAGTATTCACTTCTGGTATGGCTGGTGGTATTCTAGGTGGTTGGAACAAACTATTAACTGGTCAGGAAGGTTCATTCCCACAAGGTTTTCGTGAAGGTGCAGAAGCACTTACATATCAACCAAGATTAGAATCTGCACAGGAAAACACTGCTATTATCGGTGAGAATCTAGCTAAAGTTCTTGATCCTACTATGGGTCATATGACAGGTTTTGGTATTCCTCATTCTGTTCCAAGATCAGGTAAAACACCTAAGCCTTCTGTGGAACCACCAAATGTTAATGTCACAGCATCATTAGAAGCTGCTAACAAACAGTATGCACAGGCTAAGATTATTGAAATTACAAAGAAAGAAAAAGAACTAGAGAAGAGTTTAGTTGATGGTACTGCTTCTCCTGAAATGCAAAAAGAAGCTGAGAGATTATATCAACAAAGAATAAAACTTCAGCAGTCTATGGGAGAACAACCCACAGATCCTAGATATGTTCATGAGACTTTAGTGAGTGAACAGAAACAACTAGAGCAACAACTTAGAGAAGTTAAATATAGATTAAATACAGAACCAATGTCTGATAGTCTTATTAATCTTTATGATGAGTTGTCTGTTAAGTTAGAAGAGAATAAAAAGCAAATAGGTGAAAGTGAATATAAGCCACCACAGGATGATAATATTTATGAACCTACTCCACATGATGTTGCTAATAGTCGTATTGCTAACGCTGCTAAAGAAAAAGTACGTGCTTCTGAATACCTATTAGAAGCTAAAGAGAAGCTTGCTTCAATAGATAGAAATGATCCTAAGAACTCATCTCTAGTGGAAGCTCTGGAAAAGGAAATAGACGCTTATACTAAACAGTTAAATCTATCTCCAAAACCCACAGAAAGGCCCCTAGAAGCTCTTAAAAAAGAAGAGGTAATACCTACCCCTAAGCCAGTAGAAGAAAGTCTCTCTACGAAGGCTATAGACGATCTGATGGCTAACTTTCCAAAGGAACGAAATACTATTACTGATGGTGCTGGTGTTGGTTATGATTGGAATACAATCCTAAAAGCAGATAGAGATGCTGTTCGAGAAGCTGATTATGTTGAGCTTTCTAAACAACAGGATAATGTGGCTACTCCTAGAATACCTGATGGACCACAGTATAAATTAGGTGATCCTAAATTAAATGCAGCTATCGAACGTAAGATGGGTATATATGAATCTGTATTAGCTAGAATTGATAATAAGCTAAAACAGATGGATGAGAGCAGAGCAGTTGGTGGTTCTCATGACAACGAACATGAGGTATCTTTACGCAAACAGAAAGAGAGTTTAGAAAGTAAGATTGATGAATTAAATGATTTTTATCAGAAGTCATTAGACACTCCATTTGAAGCTAAACCTAAAACAGTAATAACACCAGAGCATTTAAATACATTTAAAAAGAATGTAGCTAAACGGATTTATAATCTAAATAAACGTATTAGTAATATTGAAAATACTGGTCCTGTTTCTGAGAGTGGTAAAAAATCTATCAATAGAATGAAAGACCAAGTTACACAGTTGATGAAGTCTTTAGATGATATTGATGCTAAATACAAAGCACAACAAGAAGCTGCTAAACCTGTAGATGAACTACCTACAATCAATCCTGATTTAATACAGGATACACCTGTTCGTCTTAACAAATATGATTCTATTGATGACATCTTTGCTGGATCAGATAATGTAGCTAGAGACTTTACTGATAATCCACAACTATTTACTAAGTCAGCGAAGCATGAAATACAAGTTGATAATAGATTACTAGAACAGTTTCCTAAGTTTCAGAATGTGATTGATACCTATTTGTGGGGTACAGGATTAGGCAAAGATAAAATCTTTGTGGCTCTTGGTGAAACCACACAAGTTAAGTTCAGTGGTAACACTTCTATCATTACTTTAAGTACTAATGCTTTAGGAAAAGCTGAGGCTTTTTATAAGAATCATCCTAGACTACAGAAGTTTCTTAATGGTATTGATAGTAATACATTTAATAATATTACTCTAGCTATTAACTTAGGTCATGAGCTAGGGCATATTGTATTTACCAAGTGGTTACAATCAGGTAAGGTTACAGGAGATACATTCTTTAATATAGTTAATGGTTTTGATAAATGGCAGAAGAAGAATAATATCGAACCTTTCTCATTTGTCAATAGTCATAGACCTGATATGTATCATAAATATCATGCCTTCTTTGATGAGTACTTTGCTGAGAGAATTTCTGAAGCTTTGATGAAGGATCATCTACTATCAGCATTCTCTGATAAAAGATTCAATATCACAAAACAAATTCATGCTCTTGTTAATAACATGACTTCTGTTCTTAGAACTATGGGTTTAAAATTAACAGGTGAGTCTTATAGAGCTGATATAGTTAATGATATTTTACAGGGTAACAAAGAAGAGATTCAAAAAACTGGTAGAACTATTTGGGACTTGTGGGACACACAAAGGAATGATAAGTTAATTCTTGATAACCAAGGGACATATCCTTTTGCTAATAAAACTTTGTCTGAGATATACAAAAATCCATATGAGATTTACAAGGATATTCCAGAGTTACTAAATCAAGGTATTTCTGAACAACTACCGTGGACTCGTGACCAACATGCTATGCCTAATATAGCTAACTTCTCTGTAAAGGCTTTAGATGCTATTGGTGCTAGTGGTCCTTGGTTAGCTAGAAAGATGTTTGGTAAAACCACATTAGCTCAAATCTTTTTTAATAATGCAAAGTTACAACATGCGCATAAACTTATTAGAGATGCTGAATTTGAAGCTTCTTATAAAGCTAATGAATTACAATTTGGTGGTGTAACAAGACCGGAGTGGGATCAAGCTAGTGTTTGGCAGAAGTTCTCTAAAGTTAAGAAACCTGATTCTTATTATATGGCTGTTAAGAATATGACAAACATGGAATCCACTAATATTCATTCTGTGTTTAAACAGGGTTTTGATGCTGGTATTGATTATCCACAAGCTCTTGCACAGTTTGGTTCAGGTTTAACTACTCTAGAGAAACAATATTTTAATACACTTGCTGATACATTTAAAAAACAATACAGTATGATTCTTGCTTTAGAAAGAAGCTTAGGTAAAAAGAATAACATTCAATATAGACCAGGTTGGTATCCTGCTGTAAGACAAGGAGATTTCTTTTCTACAATTAATGTAGGTGGTAATACAATTCATAGACAGCATTTTGAAACCAAAGTGGCTGCCGAGGCTTGGGCAAAAGAAATGGAATCTAAGTTACCAAACAATCAATACTCCGTTGGTCCTGTTGAAAATAGATTAGATGTTCCAAACCATCCAGGTGTTAATGAGATTATTGATATTTATGATAACTATGCATTAAATAAACATAATATAAATTTACAAGCAATTTCAGATGATCTTAAACTTAAACTAGCTCAACGTGGTGGTGTGTTTGGACAACATCATTTACATAGAGATAATCTTTCTGGATATAAAGGAAGTGAAATTGGAAAACCACCAGAGGAATTAGGACATAGTTTTAAACAAGCTTTAACTCATAACATTCAGGAGTTTCAATCTTCTTACAGAAGCATGAAGATTAGACATAATGTAGATCCTCTAATAAACACAGGTAACTTAAAACAAACTGAGCCTCAAACATGGGCAGCTATGCAGCAAATGAGAGATTCTGCTTTAAATGTTAATAAGAATAATGTAAAAGCTTTTGATGATGCTGTGTATGAGAGTGTGGATAGAATAGCTAAAGGTATATATGAATCTGCATACCGAGGAAAAACATTCTCCCCAAATGAAGCTGTATATAAAACAATACAAAATAACTTAACAGGATTGTTTTACTTAGTTAAAGTTTTACCCTCTTTAAGTATGTTTGTTACACAGTTATTATCACCGATAGGTGCATTAAGACATGGTGCTTATGATGCTGGTGCATTTGGAACTATAGGTAATTTCGGTAAAGGTATGTATAAACTGATTACCAAAGATCCACAGTTAATGGATGCTTTGCATCAAGTTACACAATATTCTGATGTTATTGAACCACAGTTTATTAAGACCCTGCATTTACAGGGAGAAAATAAAGTTCTTGAGTGGTTAAAAGATTGGGTGGCTATGAGAAAACCACAGGAAGCTGCTGATATTCTGTCAAGAACAATGACTTTTGCTTATATGTTTGAACAGTATAAAGATGTTGGAAAGGCTATGAATGCTGTGGATGCAACAATGGGTGCATATACTAGAGGGGAAACAGCACCAATGTTTCATAACCTTGGTGGTATTATAGGTGAGAGTATGCGTCCTCTTCAGACTTATGGTCAGATGACTGTAGGTAATATGGTTGCTGACATTAAGCATATATTGGATAATCCAACAAAAGCTAAATCTTATGCTCCCTTTATTATGGCCGGATTAATATCAACAATTATGGCTGGTGCTATTAGTGGTCCAATTATGACTCAGTATGAAACAACAAGAAAACTATTGATGTCTATTAATCCACAATGGGAATTACCTTCCATGTTAAATCTTGTTCAACAGGGAGTTGTTAAAGCTGATGATGTTATTGAAGATCCAGAAGCTGCTGCAAAACTTGTAGCTTATGGTATTCCTTCAGGAATGACAGGAATTGATATTGGTGCTTCTGCTAGAACTACTGAGACTTTGCCTGGAAACCTACTCACTGTCCTTCTAGCAGCAGTTGAAGGAGACAGTATGGCTTACGATGCATCCCATGCTATCGGTAGATTGTTCCCAATCCATAATAATGCTCTGCAAATGACTCATGGTGCTGCTGTGCTTGGTAAGAAAGCTATAGGTGGTAAGGTTACTGATGCTGAGTTAAAACAATCTATTACTGATGTCTCTATGCGTGGTCCTATGAAGAATGCTCTTATGGAAGCAACAGGAGCTAACAAGACTACTGTTATGGGTAACAAGACTGATATGATAGCTACAGGTGCTGAGAGTAAAGCTTTAATGCCTGAAGGACCTCATGAAAAGGTAGCACATTGGTTAGGTAATTTAAGTACTGAGGAACGCTACAGGACAGATCAGAACTTAGCTAATACATTTAGAGATAGAGTTTATAATAATAAAATTAAAAGACTTTATACTCTGTATAATGAGAATCCCAAACCTAAGTATTTAGATGAGCTTATTGAACTTGGTGCTGTTGATAAAACTATTAAGAGTCAGTTAGAAACTCGTGCATTTAATGCACTGGTTGATCAGGACATTAGGTATATCACAAATAAACGTGGTACTGTACCAAATAATCCAACAAGTGCTAGAAAAGTACAGAGTTTATTTAATTTTGGA